ATTGATTTTAGCAACAATAGTCGTATTATCGCTGCTGCTACGTCTGGCCAGTCAATTCGTGGTTTATCTATCAACTTACTTTATTTAGATGAGTTTGCTTTTGTCGAAAGAGCCGCAGAGTTTTACACTTCAACATATCCTGTTATATCTTCAGGTACAGACACAAAGATTATAGTTACATCAACCGCAAATGGCATAGGTAATACATTTCATAAGATATGGGAAGGTTCAGTACAAGGAGTAAATGAATACAGTAATTTTAGAGTAGATTGGAGCGATGTACCAGGGAGAGATGAAAAGTGGAAAGAAGAAACAATCAACAACACTTCGCAAATTCAGTTTGATCAAGAATTTGGAAATACATTTTTTGGAACAGGTGATACACTCGTAAATGCACAAACACTATTAGATTTACGTGCGTCAAATCCTATCAGTTCTTTTGAAGGTGGAGATATTGTAATATATAAAGAGCCGGAAAAAGGACACGATTATATATTAGTTGCGGATGTTAGTAAAGGAAGAGGACAGGACTATTCTACTTTTTCATTAGTCGATATTAGCACAAGACCTTTTGAACAGGTAGCTGTTTATCGCAACAACACTATCTCTCCATTACTCTTCCCTAATATTATATATAAGTATGCGAATGTCTACAACAAAGCTTATTGCATTGTGGAATCTAATGATCAAGGTGCGGTGGTATGTAATGGTTTATATTATGACTTAGAATATGAAAATGTTCACGTTGAATCGGCAGTAAAAGCAAACGCCATAGGTATTGAAATAAATCGTAGATCAAAAAGATTAGGATGTAGTGCGTTAAAAGATTTGCTTGAAAATAATAAATTAAAAGTTGTAGATGAACAAACTATATTAGAGATATCAACATTTGAAGCAAAGGGGCAAACATTTCAGGCATCTACAGGCAATAATGATGATTTAGTTATGAACTTAGTATTGTTTGGTTATTTTGTTTCTTCAGCTTACTTTTCAAATTTAACCGACATTAATATAAAAGACATTATATTCAATCAAAAAATGAAAGAAATACAAGAAGATATTGTGCCTTTCGGGTTTATAGATGATGGAAGTGAACATATGAGAAAAATTGAAACAAGCGAAGACCCTTGGCAGGTAGAGTATGATAGAGATCTGTAATATTATAAATAACAATAATTGAACAATCGTATTATGAAACTTGTAATAAAAAATAAGGAATAAAGAAATGGCACTATTTTCACCATCGGAATCACCCGCGGTTGTTGTCAAAGAAATAGACCTGACTGGAGGAGTGCCTAATGTCCAGTCAACTACAGGGGCAATCGTAGGTAACTTTAGGTGGGGTCCTGCAGATAAGAGAACTTTAATTGCTAATGAAACTGAATTAGTAGAAAAGTTTGCTGCACCAGACTCCGACACGACAATAGATTTTCACTCAGCATCATACTTCTTACGCTACTCAAGTGCACTCCAAGTTGTAAGAGCTATTGATGGTAATGCAGATAACGCAATATCAATTTCGTCTGATAGCGCAGGTGCAACACTATCTGCAGCTGTCGTTAAGAACGAAGATGACTTTGCTTCGCAAGCATCAACACTAACAGCTGCTGGTCACACATTTATCGGTAGATACCCAGGCGCATTAGGTAACGATCTACAGGTTCAAATGTGTCACGCAAACTCAACTGCATATGATGCATGGACTTACAAAAATGAATTTGATGCGGTACCAGCAACATCAAATTACTTAACCAAAAAGAATGGTACAAACGATGAAGTTCATACAGTAGTCATTGATAAAGATGGAAAATTTACAGGCACTAAAGGCACTGTGCTTGAGAGATATTCATTCTTATCATTAGCAAAAGATGCGAAGGCTGAGGATGGAACTTCAATTTACGTTAAAGACGTAATCAACGAAAGATCAGAATATGTTCACATGGCAGGTTTTGATTCAGCTGTAGTAGCAAACATCACAACAGCTGGTAGAGTTGCACTAGATAGTGGAGACAACTTCTTATCAACAGGAAGCGGACTCTTCAACAGGCACTTTACATTTAATTTCAGCGGTGGTTCTAACTGTAATGCATTAACAACGACTGAATTCTTATCAGGATTCGATTTATTCGAAGATAAAGATCAAGTTGAAATTGATTTTTTAATTGCACCAGGTATGGTAAGCACAGCTGATCAAACAACTATCGTGAACGATTTAATTGGAACAGCTCAAAATACTAGAAAAGATTGTGTTGTAGTAACTTCACCAGCAAGAGATGATGTTGTTAACTTAACAAATGCATCAACAATTGTTACAAATGTAGTTGCAACTGCAGACACATTCACTAAATCATCATACTTATTCAATGATGGTAACTATTTAAAAACATATGATAAGTTTAACGACCAATTCATATTCATACCTGCAGCTTCTTCAACAGCTGGTCTTATGGCAGCAACTGACTTAAATAGAGCGGCATGGTTCTCACCTGCTGGTTCAAGACGAGGTCAGTACCTTGGAATAACTGCATTGGCATATACACCTACAAAAGGTCAAAGAGATACTTTGTATAAAGCAAGTGTAAATCCAATTGCAAATATACCGGGAGCTGGTGTAATATTATTCGGTGATAAAACTGGACTTAGAAGAGCATCTGCATTTGATAGAGTCAATGTAAGAAGATTATTCTTAATATTGGAAAGAGCGATATCAAGAGCAGCTGAACAAGTACTCTTTGAATTCAACGATGAATTTACAAGAGCAGAGTTCGTAAATATCATTGAACCAGTCTTAAGAGAAGTCAAAGGTCGAAGAGGTATCACAGACTTCAGAGTAGTAGCAGACGAAACTAATAATACTGCGGCAGTAATTGATAGAAATGAATTTAAGGCAGATATCTTTATCAAGCCTGCAAGATCTATCAACTTTGTCACACTGAACTTTGTAGCCGTTAGAACTGGCGTTGACTTCCAAGAAGTCGTCGGCACGGTATAAGGAGGTAGCAAATGGCAGTATTAGGCGTAGATGATTTTAAATCAAAGCTAAGAGGCGGCGGGGCTAGACCTAACCTCTTCAAAGCTACAATCAACTTTCCGGGATACGCAAATGGTGATCCTGAACTGACATCTTTCTTATGTGAAACAGCTCAGTTACCGGGATCTACACTTGGCCAGATAATTGTACCTTTCAGAGGTAGACAATTAAAAATGGCCGGTGATAGAACATTTGACGTATGGACAGTAACAATAATCAATGACACAGATTTTGCAATAAGAAATCCAATGGAGAGATGGATGAATGGTATGAATGCACATAGTGCTAATACCGGACTTACAACTCCGATTGCTTATGAAGCAGATCTGTTAGTTGAGCAACTTGATAGGTCAGGCGATACTCTTAAAAAGTATACGTTCAGAGGTTCATATCCACAAGATATGTCACCAATTGACTTGAACTATGGTACAAATGATGAAATCGAAAGATTTACAGTGACATTTGCTTACCAATACTATGAGACTGACACTACAACTTAAGTAATAAATAATAGGAGAGCGGAAGCTCTCCTATAACTTAAAGGAATTATTATGGCAGACGGTACACTAAAAATATTTGGTTTTGAAATAACGAGAACGAAAGACAAGAAAGCAATCAAGTCTATTGTTCCGCCGCGTGACGATGATGGTGCCGGTTACGTAGCTTCAACAACTTACGGTTCACATTACGGTCATTACATCAATATGGAAGGTGATGACTCAAAAGATAACGTTCAGTTAATATTAAAATATCGCGGTTCAGCAATGCACCCTGAAGCTGATGCAGCAATTGAAGATATTGTAAATGAATCAATTACTTCAAGTGATATGAAACCATCATTAACTTTGAACTTAGATAGAGTTCCAGTAAGTGCTACAATAAAGAAACAAATGCTAGATGAGTTTGACAACATATATAATATGTTAAACTTTAAAGAATTAGGACACGATATATTTAGAAGGTGGTATGTTGATGGTAGATTATATCATCACTTAGTAGTTGATGAAAACAATTTAAGTGCAGGCATTCAAGAAATAAGATACATTGATTCTGCAAAAATAAGAAAAGTAAAGCAAGTAAAGAAGAAAAAAGATCCGGCAACAGGTGCACCCTTAGTAGAAAAGGTTGATGAATTTTACATTTATCAAGAAAAGCCGGGATCACAGACAAACGCAATTAAATTATCAAATGATTCAGTTAGTTATTGCACATCCGGTTTATTAGATGAACACAGAAAGAAAGTTGTTTCTTTTTTACATAAAGCTTTAAAGCCAATTACACAATTACGAATGATGGAAGACTCGTTAGTAATTTACAGATTAGCAAGAGCACCTGAAAGAAGAATGTTTTATATTGACGTAGGTAACTTACCAAGAGGTAAAGCCGAACAATATATGAAAGATATTATGGCCAAGTATCGTAACAAACTTGTTTACGACGCAAAGACAGGCGAAATACGTGATGATCGTAAACATATGTCTATGTTAGAAGATTTTTGGCTACCGCGAAGAGAGGGCGGCCGTGGAACGGAAATATCTACACTGCCCGGTGGAGAAAACTTAGGACAGATAGAAGACATAATTTATTTTCAAAAAAGATTGTATAGGTCTTTAAATGTACCATTAAACAGATTAGAACAAGAACAACAATTTTCATTAGGTAGAGCAACTGAAATAAGTAGAGACGAATTAAAGTTTCAAAAGTTTATTGATAGATTAAGAAATCGATTTGCAACTTTCTTTTACGATATACTTAAAAAACAGTTATTAATGAAGAATATAATAACTGAAGAAGATTGGCTGTCTTGGAAAAATGAAGTACATCTTGATTTTACAAGAGATAATCATTTTTCAGAATTGAAAGAAGCAGAATTACTTAGAGAAAAAATACAAACACTCGATCAAATCCAAAATTATGTAGGTGAGTATTTCTCTAAACAATGGGTGCAAAAGAATATTCTTCTTTTTGATGATGATGAAATCGAAAGAATGGATAGTGAAATAGCTGCAGCACAGCAGCAAGAACCAGAAGATGATCAAGGAGCGATATAATGTCTGAAGAAAAACAAATGCCTGATGAGGTTAATACTATTGAAGATTTAGTAAAACACTCATTAGCACAAGATTATAATAAGGCAAATGAAGTGTTTGGTACTGTTATGACTACTAAACTTGCCGATGTATTAGACCAAACCAAGGTAAAACTTGCCGGTCAAATATATAATGGAGATCCTGAAGATGAAGAAATCGAGGATGAAGAATTGGAAATAGAAGATGAAGCCGAAGAAGTTGAAGGTGAAGAAGAAGAAGCCGAAGAAACTGAAGAAGAAATCGAAGATGAGGATTTAGAAGTACCTGAAGATATTGAAGATGAAGAGGATATAGAAGGTGCTGCTGTGTAAAACAGCAAATGTATAAATATAGTTAACATGAAAACTTTTTCAGAATTAAGAGAATTGGCAGGTAGAAAGCCAGAAGGTAGAATGGTCTTTAATAAGAAAGTTAAAGGCGTTAAAGTAATGATACATAAAGAAAGAAATGGTTTCGTTGCTTACATAGATGGCGATAGACTTGATGTCTATAAATCTCAAAAGGAAGCTGAGAAAGCTGCCAATGAATTTATGAAACAATATAAGTAGGAAAAGACATGAAACTAATATCTGAGTTTGTAGAAAATGATATTGAATTTTTAATTACCGAAAATAAGAACGGTAGCAAAAATTATAAAATTCAAGGTATTTTCGCACAAGCAGAAAAAAAGAATCGAAACGGTCGAATATATCCAATGCCTATCATGGAAAAAGCTCTCAATAAATACAATGATGAGCAAGTTTCAAAAGGTAGAGCAGTTGGTGAATTAAATCACCCTGAAGGACCGACCGTTAATTTAGATAAGGTTTCTCACAAAATCGATGAACTCAAGTTTGAGGGAAATGATATTGTGGGTAAAGCATCGATATTGAATACCCCAATGGGCGAAGTTGTAAAAGGCTTACTCGACGGCGGAGTCACATTCGGTGTATCGACTCGTGGTATGGGAAGTTTGAGCCAGCGTAATAACGCAATGGTCGTAAATGACGATTATATTCTTAACGCGGTAGACATCGTGCAAGATCCATCCGCACCCGGCGCTTTTGTTAATGGAATAATGGAGGGTGTTGAATGGGTTTGGAATAACGGAATTATAGAAGCTCAGACAATTGAAAAAATGGAGACTGAAATAAAAAAGGCTCCACGGGCTAATCTCTATGAGACAGAGGTTCGTGAGTTTAAGAATTTCCTCTCGTTACTGAAATCAAAATAAGGAGTCAAAAATGACTGATAAAGAAGTAGTAGAAAATCAGGATGTGGATCTCCAAGAGAATGACGAGGAAATCTCTGAAATGAAACACGATCCTAAAAATGCTGAAGCTCAGTCTATAGCTGCAACCGATAAAGCAGCTGACGCAACAGGTACTGCAGGCGCAAGAAGTATGGCCGGCGGAACTGCAAAAGATAATACTAAAAAAGATCCAATGCCAAAGACAAAAGCAGGAATGATTGCTGCTATGGTACATAACATGCAGAAGATGGATAAGAAAAAAATCAATGCAATGTACACACAGTATAATAGCACAGATCCAGAAGCTTTTGACGGCGAGCCAATTGCTGAAGAAGAAGTGAAGCAAGAAGCACAAGTTGAGATTGATTTTAAAGATGATCTTAAAGCGTTAGTCGCTGAAGAGGCAACACTATCAGACGAGTTCAAATCAAAAGCAGAAACTATCTTCGAAGCTGCAATCAATACAAAAGTAAATGCAGAGATTGACAGATTAGAAGAGAAGTATAATGAAGAACTTGCCGAAGAGATTGAATCTACAAAGGCAGATCTCGTAGAGAAAGTTGACAACTATTTAAACTACGTAGTTGAAGGCTGGATGGAAGAGAACAAGTTAGCTATTCAAAATGGTTTAAGAACTGAGATTGCAGAAGACTTTATGAATAAGTTGAAAGGCTTATTTGAAGAGTCCTACATCGAAGTGCCAGAAGGAAAAGTTGACATGGTAGACGACCTCGCTGATCAAGTTGAAGAGTTAGAGAAGACTGTTAACGAATCAACACAGAAGGCAATCGACATGGCAGTTGAGTTAGAAGGCTACAAAAGAGATGCTATCATTAGAGAAGCAACTAAAGACCTAGCTGAAACTCAAGTGGAAAAACTTAAGAAATTAGCAGAGAACGTAGATTTCGAAGACGAAGATACTTTCACACAGAAAGTAGCTCAGTTGAAAGAGTCATACTTTGCTAAGACAGTTAATAGTCAGGAAAGTGAAGTTGAAGACGATGCTCCAGTAATGGAAACATCAGACTCAATGGCAGCTTACCTTAACGCAATCAAGAAAACCCAAGCAAAATAACGGGAGCCCAAAATGCAATCATACGATAAGTTAATCGAAAAATGGTCCCCAGTTCTTAATGAAGAATCAGCTGGTAATATTAAGGACCATCACAGAAAAGCCGTTACAGCTGCAGTACTTGAAAATCAGGAAATCGCTCTTAGAGAAGAAGGAATGATTAACGAAGCTGCACCTACAATGGCAACATCATCCGTACAAAATTGGAACCCTGTATTGATCGCACTAGTAAGAAGAGCTATGCCAAATCTAATGGCATACGATATCTGTGGTGTGCAACCAATGTCAGGTCCAACAGGCTTAATCTTCGCGATGAAGTCATTGTACAAAACTACAAGAGGCGGTGCAACTGCTGAAGACGAAGCATTATTCAACGAAGCAATTACACCATATTCAGGTGACTCATCTGCGTCACAAGGAACAGCTGGTCCATCTGGTTTAACAGGTAAAGACGCAACAGCTGGTAACGTGGCTGGTGACTCATCAATTGACTCCGAAAGAACAACTGACGGTTTCGGCGGTGGTATGACCACAGCCAATGCTGAAGGTTTAGGTTCTTCAGGTGCAGGTCCAAATACAGCATTTGCTGAAATGGGATTCACTATTGAGAAATCAACAGTGACTGCAAAGTCAAGAGCTCTTAAAGCTGAATACAGCTTAGAACTTGCTCAAGATCTTAAAGCTATTCATGGCTTAGATGCTGAGACAGAATTGGCAAATATATTGTCAACAGAAATCTTAGCTGAGATCAACAGAGAAGTTGTAAGAACTGTAAACTCACAGGCTAAAACTGGAGCACTTCAAGCAAATACAGCTATCAACGGTATCTTCAACGTACAGACAGATGCAGATGGTAGATGGTCAGTAGAAAAGTTCAAAGGACTTATTCTACAAATCGAAAGAGAAGCTAACGTAATTGCAAAAGAGACACGTAGAGGTAAAGGTAACTTCATCATCTGCTCATCTGATACAGCATCTGCATTAGCTGCTTCAGGTATGTTAGACTACACACCTGCAATGTCAACTAACCTACAGGTAGATGACACAGGTAATACATTCGCCGGTACATTAAACGGTAGAATGAGAGTCTACATTGACCCATATTCAACTACAGACTACATTACAGTAGGATATAAAGGCACAAACCCATATGATGCCGGTGTATTCTATTGTCCATATGTACCACTAACAATGGTCAGAGCTGTAGCTGAAGATTCATTCCAGCCAAAAATTGGTTTCAAAACCAGATATGGAATGGTCTCTAACCCATTCGTAGGTAGCACACCTGCAGATGGATTAGCTGCGGTTAAGACTAACCAGTACTACAGAATATTCAGAGTTGATAATATTCTTGGTGCCTAATTCTTAGTGCATGATAAAAAGGGGAGCTTCGGCTCCTCTTTTGTCGTATAAATAACAGTATGGAAATATTCATACTAACATTATTCATATTCATGGCATTTATAGCTTCAGGCATGTCTTTCGGTTTATTATTTAAACCAATGCGTGGAAGTTGTGGTGGAATAAATTGTAGGTGTAAGAATGGCACTGACTACTAATTTTAATTATCTACAACCAACTGGTTTCAGACTGGTTATAGATAGAACGAATTATCCAAATCTAGAATTTTTTGTGCAAGACTTTACACACGCTGGTGTTATAATGAACACAGCTGATTTGCAGTATAAGAAACTGGCAGCAATACCTTTCATTGGCGATAAGTTGACATATAACGAAATGTTGGCAAATATCATATTGGATGAAGATATGAAAGCCTATACTGAAATGCACGATTGGATGAGAAGAATACTAGATCAGGATATGACTACTCCGGTAGATAGATTTAAAGCAAAGACAGAACAGCCGCCGGCTCAATCTGACATCACTTTATCTATACTATCGAGTTCCAACAACCCCGTTGTACGAATAAAGTATAGAGATTGTATACCAACTGCGCTTACTGACATACAGTTTCAATCAACTGCAGGTGGAGAATCATTTATCACTTTTGGTGCATCATTTAGATTTACATACTTTGACATTTTAGTAAAAGATAAAACAACTGGATCATTTACTGAATCATTTTCTATAACTGGTAAATTAACTGGTTAATATATATTATTGGAGACATAATGATTGATTTGAAACAAGTCCACGATATGTGGCAAAAAGATTGTATTATTGATAACGCTCGATTAGATGAAACATCTAGGCACACCCCATCACTACATTCAAAATATTTACAATATTGGTCAACGGCAAAGCTCGAATTAAAGCGTGCTGAATTTGAACAAAAGAAAATATTGAAAGAAAAGTGGTTGTACTATAATGGTAAGATGGATCAAAAGACTTTAGAAAGTAAAGGATGGGATCCTGATCCTTTCGATGGTTTAAAGATACTAAAAGGTGAAATGGATTATTACTATGAAAGCGATCCAGAAATACAAAAATCAGAAGAAAAAATACAATATTGGAAAACAACAATTGATACACTAACGGAGATTATAGATAATTTAAAATGGCGACACCAAACTATATCGAACATAATCAAATGGAAACAATTCGAGTCAGGAAACTAAATCATTCAATCATACATTTAGAGTGTGATAGAAGTATTGGAGCAGAATTAAGAGAGTTCTTTTCTTTTTACGTTCCGGGATACAGGTTCATGCCTGCATACCGTAATAGAATGTGGGATGGAAAGATAAGATTATATAATCAAACAACGGGTCAAATACCTGCAGGTTTATTTCCTCAGATACTTTCATTTGCAGAATCAAGAGAATATGAATTAGAAATAGAAGAAACAGAATACGGTAATCCTAATGAAGGTAATTCGATTAACGTAGACTTTATGATGAAGTTTATTGAAGCACTTAAACTTCCATTTGACATAAGAGCATATCAGTTTGATGCAGTATGTCATGGTATACAACATCGTAATGCTATATTGCTTTCACCTACAGGCTCAGGCAAATCATTAATCATATATGTATTGATGAGATGGTTGTTGGCTGCA